GCTTTTAGCGTTCAGCTACTCGTAGGCGGGGATACTTGGTATGCCAACACTGATTGGAGGAATGTTGCCCCCGCTGATGTTGAAAATCTATGGTTAGCGACTGGCCCTCACCCTGTTTTATTTCGGGCGTTCGTCGACACCTTGACCGAGCCAGTGGAGATTAACTTCTACGAAAATGCGGAGTCGGACGCCCCAAACGCGTTGATAAATCAAGCACAGCGTAGGGGAACGACTGACACGACAGCAGTGGTAGTAGAGGAGAATGGCACAATAACGGATTTAGGCGACCAGTTAGTTATCGGCTGCGTCACGGTAGGGGCTTCCCCCGACCCGCTGATGGAGTTTTATTTAGAGGCTAATACACAGTATCTGATGACTATAGAAAACGCAGGTGCGGGTAATACGAACATTTTCGCAAGATTTACTTGGGTGGGTTAGGATGGGGCGTTTAATAGCGGGCTCAGAATATTCATTTACACTGCAGGAACTTATAGACGGTGACACTTGGTTTATAGACAATTCATGGAATGCAGACGTTGGTACATCGAAGGCGATGTGGATACAGACAGGGGCTCAAGGCATTTTATTTAGGGCGTTCGTATCTTCTACCGCCGCCCCGCTAAGGGTTAGATTCTATGAGGACGGTAGTGTGACCGGAGGCGTCCCTATAGATGAACACAACTTTAACAGACGCTCTTCTAACACAACCGAGGTCACCTGCCAACGAGATGGCACAGCCGACCCTTGGGGTGATTTAATCCTAACGATGGCCCAGACACTTGGAGAATCACCCGACCCTGTGGTAGAGTTATGGCTGAAGCCTAACACCTTATACGGCATCGATGTTAAAAATGAGGGTGCAGTCGCCACTACGATATACACTAGATTCTGCTGGTGCGAATAATGGTTATCACGAAGGAAGTAGCCAGTAGATGGCTCCCCCTGATGATAGCTTTATTGGCATTGGCGGTAACGTGGGGTGTTCAGAAGGAATCACTCGAGAATCTTGAAGAGGCTATGAAGGAGCACAACACTATTTTAACAACCCATGACAACAGAATAGACGACCTCGAGTCACAATACTCAGCCTTCGACACGGACATCGAGTGGATTAAAACATCACTACTCCGCATAGAAGCGGAGTTGACTAAAGATGAATAGCAGTACGAACTGGAATTGGAAGAGTAAGCGGGCTGTCTTCGCGGCAACAATAACAGTAGCGTGGATTGTCAGTTTATTTACAGTACCCGATGTGGGTAAGCATATAACCCCCTACGTACTGGGGCTGATAGGCATCTATATAGGCGCTGAATCATACCGACCCAGCGGTGTGGTCGAGGGTATACTGCGAGAGGATGAATAATGAAATGGAGTAGGCTAATCGAAGCGGCGGTGGAGCGTAGGCTTAAAGCCGCACCCGAAATAGTAGAGACAGATGCTTTCGCAGGAATGGGATTAAACACCAACCCCGATAGCATTGTTGCCACTAAGGGTATTGCAGTCTACAAAGAGATGTTGCGAGATTCCGAAGTATACGCAGACCTTGAAATAAGGCTATGCGGAATGATGCCGGGCATGCAGGTTATAGAGGCGGATGACTCCGAAGAAGCGGAAACCGCAGCTAGACTCGTTAGACGGATTCTCGACCACATGAGTGGGTCGACATTATTAAAACTCCGTGACGGTATATTGAGAGAAGCGCTGGTCAGCGGATTCGCCATTGCGGAAGAAGTACAGGATGTCTACGACGATTCTGAATTTGGCCAGATTATAGGCCTGCGAGATATCAAATTAAAACCATCGGAAGACTTCGAAATAATCACAGACAGCTATGGCAATATAACCAGCATTCAACAACGGGGATTTAGTGGGACTAAGAAAGCCCCACTCGACAGAATTATATACTACGCTTATAAAGCCACCTCGGACAACCCGTACGGAAGATCAATATTCCATGGGGCATATAATGCGTACAAATTAAAAGCACACGTCTTCAGAGAGTACGCAATGTTCCTTGACGCCAACGCTGGTGGTATAAGAAAAGCCACTATCTCGAAGAACGACTTCAGGCAACAGCGTGATAAAGTTAAACAGATACTCAACAGGCTGTCTTCTGACACATCTATAGTTATACCGGATTCAGTCGACCTCGATATACAACTGCCATCCGGAGCAGCAGGCGAACACTTCGTTAAGGCTATACGAGAGGTATGCAATAAGGAAATCAGAAAGGCTATACTATACGACGAATCTATAAACGCTGAAGGAATGTCCACTGGCAGTTACGCATCCAAGAAAGTGTCTCAGAATATAGTCTACGAAGCACTAGCAATCCAAGGACAGGCTTTCGCAGAAATAGTGTCAGAGCAATTAATAAAACGACTTCTTGTCTGGAATGGCTACGAAGATTACCCAACTCCACTATTGGTGCCATTACCACAATCACAACACGATGCAGACCCTGCGGCAGTAATTCAATCACTAGCAACAGCTTACACGTCTGGTTTAATATCGGAGCCTTTGCCGCAGAGGGTCCAAGAGGACATCCAGAGGAAGATGGTCCAAGGCTTCGGCGTGGTGTGGCCGGAGACAACGGGCGACATTGACGACGACGATGCTGTTCCTGAAGCCGACACGACAGAAAGTCCTAAAACTAGCGGAAACGACGATATTGACGACAAGTTGACTGAGCCCGCCACGGACGACAGTGTTGAAAAGCCTAAAGTTGTCGAAAAGCCAGAGGTTGACGATGTGCCCCCTAAAAAGACGACAAAAAGTCCTAAAAGTCGTAAAAAAGGCGAGTTTTCGGACAAAAAGACGCTTATTGAACCCGCGGGACGAAGCAGGGTAGATTTGCAGCGAATTAAGACGGAGAAAGTCGAATCGCGAGAAAAGGCCATTTCTGGCTGGGAAGACGTAATTGACGAAATCCGTCCAAATCTCGAAAAAGCGATTGGAGAGGCTTTATTCGACAAAGACGGAAATTGGCGAAAAGACATATTGGTCGATGGTGTGCCTAAACTGGGTGTACTGCGAAAATCGCTGTTTTCTGTAACGCACACTGGAGGGACGGCTCTGAGAGGCTTTTTGACTAAAATAAACAAAGAGGCGTATATACGTGGAAAGGCTAATGCGGACAAAATGTCGCAAAAGTCCGTAAAAGCGGGTATTTTACCGACAAAGCCGTTAACCTCGAAGGGCGTATTGGACATTATACGCCAAGACGTCTATATGGCTCTTGCTGGCTTCTACGAGCGTTTAGACCGAATGCTCTTCTACGCCGTACGCAATATAATGATGAGTAACGCCTCCCCTCAAGAGGTGTCCATTGCGATCACTGGTGTACTTAACGCAGAGTTGGGAGTGGCCCATGCTGGTCAAATAGTAACAGGCATGCTAGAGTCTGGATACGGCATGGGGATGACTGAGGTGTTCAGTGGAGATAATGACATTATCGGCTGGAAGTACGATGCTGTAATTGACGACTTGACCTGCGATGAGTGTATAGGGTGGCACAACGTCTTCATCAGGGCTGGCGAGGGTGGCTTACCGAGTCCCCCCATGCACCCCAATTGTAGATGCGAGTTGGTCCCCGTATACGCTAATGAGAGGCCGAGTGGATGGATCGCAGATGGTAGATGGGCGACACCCGACGAATTAAAAGAACTTGGATTGACACATAGAGCGAAGGGATGGGGAGGTATAACGTAATGCCGTACGAACGCGAACACACTGCTAGAATAAACGAACCCGAGAGATACGAGAAGATACGGCGTGAGAACGACGCCCTAGAAGACGGTATAGACGTCCTGTGGGGCATCTTAGCCTCCGGTGATACCGAAGTACAGGGATTGCGCTTCGATGCTCTCAAATGGGACGAGAAGGAGGTTGTGGCGTGGCTAGAAGATCACGGCTACGACCCCATCGAGTTCATTCCCGCTTCTAAGCCTGAAGCCACTTTTCGAGTGGTGCAGGCGGGGGAGTATTCCGCGTCAACTGGGACGTTTTCTCTCACCATGGGCAATATAAAAGACGTTGTTGTCGCATTCCGCGAGGCGAAGGAACATGGCGTGTTGCCGGCTCTCAAGTACACCCATGCGAAGGGTGCATCCGCGATTGGTGTTGGTGAAATTACCGACATGTGGTTCGAAGACGGATGGCTGATGGCGAAGGCGACGGTGCTTGACCCCGACATGAGAGACAGTTTAAAAAGTGGCATATTGACCAATGTGTCGCTCGAGGGTCAAACAGATTCAACGGCGTACGGCAAGAAGCGGTACCCGTTAGTTTTAACAGCAATTAGTATACTTTCGCCGGGCGAATGGCCTGCTGTGCCGGGCGCGAAGTTGACAGAAATAGCAGCGGGTCAGTCAAGCGAAAGGGTGGTTATTAAATTGGACAAGATGACCGAAGAAAAAGCCGTAATCGCTGAAGAATCCACAGAGTCCGTCGTAGAGGCCCCTTTAGAGGCCCCTGAAGACGCTGAAAGCGTTGATGAGACCCCTGATGTCGAAATGGCAGAAGAGGCCCCTGAAGACGATTCTGAAGATTCCGAAGAGACTACGCTTTCAGACCGCCTCTCGACACTTGAAGCAAGGGTGCTCACTCTTGAGGAGCAGATTACTGAACCCTCAGAAGACGAACCGGTAGAGGAAGAGATTCCCATCGAAGAGTCGGAAGAGGTTGAGGGGGGTATCAGTGCAAATCTGGCCACTGTAGAGAATAAAATCCTTGCTGGCAAGCGAGAAGCATTCCGCGAGTACTATAATAAACTCGAAGACGATTCTGCAAAGCAGATAGTTCTCGAGACAATAAACGTACTTGCTGACATAACAGCCGCACCTGAGATTCTGGCTTCTGAAGGAGCAGAGTCAAGCGAACAGGGTGATGGCAACACAGAAGAAGACCTACCCCAAGCGGATAGGCAGGAGAAAACAGTTCGTGACATAATGTCACGTGATAACATTGGGTTTGTTAAGGCGACTACAATAGCCGTCAAAGAGAAGCCCGAACTTTTTAAAGAAGAGGAGTAGGATATGGCACTTAGTGTTCCTACAATGCACGGTCAGTTGCCCGGCGTAACCGCTTCCGCAGACCTTTCGGCAAAACAGTACTACAATGTGGTACAGGATGCTGCAACAACTTGCGCCGTAGCGGGGGCTGGTGTACAGACCCTTGGAGTTCTTATAAATGAACCTGAAAGCGGAGAAGCCGCTGATGTCATTTTATACGGAACTGCAAAAATGATAGTAGATGGGGACGCCGCAGCAATCGCTGCTGGTGACTTCCTCAAGACAGATGCGAATGGAATGGGTGTAGTTGTTGCTGCTGATGAAGACATCATCTGTGGTCTGGCTCTCGCTGCTTCTACAGCAGACGGAGACATCATCCCAGTCATAGTGCTTAGCGGAATCTACGGGGTGGTATAATGTCAATCACACTAAATGATGCTCAGATAAGACAACTCGTTCTCCCCGCATTCACTGGCTACTCGAATGATGATTATATTGCACGGAAGGTACTTCCTGTAATAAACGTCAACCAGAGTTCAGGTCAGGTTGCTGCATTCACAGCCGATAGCCTTAGGCTTATTGACTCATCGAATGATGGCAACTCACAGGCTGCGGAAGTTAACGCTGGTCTTGGTTGGGTCAACTTCGACACAATCGACCACTTTAAGAGTTACTTCGTAAGCGACAGGCTTGCCCGTAACTTTTCAGCCCCTGTAGAAGCAGGTCAGGCTGCCATGCAATTCGTTGCAGAGAGCCTTCTCGTAGAGGAAGAGCGTGCCCTTGGGCTCGCAATGGCTGATGGTAACTTTGCCGCAGGTCACAAGGCGGACATCGTTGCGACCTCGACCGCATGGGATGCCGCTGGAGCAGACCCTGCTGCTGATATAAACACAGGTCTTGCTGCTGTTAGGACTGCCACTGGCAAGTATCCTAATACGCTTATAGCGACGCCTGATGTTCACTTGATTCTTCAGGACTTTGTGAGAGATGCACATAGTCTCGCCAAGTATGGGGGTCTTCCCACCAATGAGCAGATGGCTGCATTCTACGGCGTTAAAACTTACCTTGTTGCAAGCGCTATCTATGATAGTTCAATCGAAGGTCAGACGGCTTCATTGGCGAATGCTTGGGGCACAGAAAACTGTTGGATGATATATATTCCCGAAAACGCAAGTGCTTTCGAGCCGGCATTCGGTTATACAATAAACGCAAATGCGGCAGTTGACACTGAGATTCTCAAGAATCCTCCGGGCGTCAATTACCTTGTTCATGCTGATTATCAGAGTAAGATTCTCTCGTACTCAGCGGGATATATTTGCTACAACGTCCTAACATAGAAAAAGGGGGAATAGCGGGGGCTGATTAAAAGCCCCTCGCGACCACAATGGCATATGCAAATACAGAAGATATAAAAGCACTTCAGCCAGTACTCGACCAGTCGGGCATCGATCTGCTAGTGGTATCGGAATTGCGGAGTGCGGCGGCTTTTATAAAAGGTCGTTTGTGGGTCAGTTATTCCCTTCCGATAACGGTACCTGCTACGGGGAGCATTTTATTTACGGCGAACCCTGTCGACGATGACGAGATTATAGTCGGCGCGACAACTTACCGTTTTAAAAACGTCCCCGCTCAGGTCAACGATGTTGAGATTGGTGCTGCTGCAACCACAACTGCGAATAATCTCGCGAAGGCACTAAATCAAGAAGACAGCGGATGGTACACAGGTACTGAAATAAACACAGAAGTCCGCGCAACGTACCCACAGGTGGCTTCTGCAATAACTCTCTGGGCTCGAGAAGATGGTCCGGCCGGTAATGTGATCACACTCGATGCTTCTACCTCACCCACAACAATAACTGCTTTTAATGGCGGCGCTGGCAATTACCCGATTCTGCGAAGAATCAATTGCTGGATTGCTGCCGCGAATCTGTTAAAAGGACAGGCTAAAAGCAACATCGGTGGGGCAGGTACGGGTTCGCTCGTATCTGGCTACGAGGCGACAGCAGAAGACTGGCTCGCGAAGCTCGAACAGGGAGATATGGCTCTGGTAGATATAGATGGCAATGTGCTTGCAATGTCCGATGACGGGCTTGCTACGAGTACGACAGAAGACATGATACCCTTCGCGGATGGGGGCGACCCTATTCATTGGGGGCATGACGACGATAAGGATTGGGACAGGTAGATGGAGCTATATTTAACGCCGGAATCGCAGGCTACAATAACATACTGGTCGAAGAATTTATCTGATGACTTCAGGTACACGGTGATGTTTCAGTGGATGCAAGAAATCCGGCGAACATGGCTCGATCGCATTGACGGGGGGTTTGACGCACAGAGACAGCCTTCTGGCGGCCCATGGATGCCACTTTCTCCTAAATATGCCGCATGGAAAATGCGCCATGGCTACCCTAGTTTAATAGGTACTCTGACTGGAGACCTTCGAAGCAGCATGGTCGGTACTGTAGATGTTAACAAAAAACAAGTCACTATACGCCCGTGGGGTGTAGAGTATGCGGGGTATTTTAATGCTAAGAGATCGTTCATACCGGTACGGCAAGTCTTAGAGAATGACGCCGTTGGGGTGTTTAATTCTAAAGTTCGCAGATTTGCGAGAAAGGTTAACGCGTAATGGCAGTAGATTATAATGGTATACGAGATGCGATCGTAAGTCATCTCGCAACGAACATGCCCGACGCACTGGTGACGGCAGATTTCACAAAGGCAGCCAATCCTATGGGCAAGAGCCTCGCGGTTCTCGTCCAATTCTTTAGGTTCGTACACATCGAAGCCTTGAGTGAAGTCCCTAACTCCCCCACGAGAGATGCCGAATATCTTATCGGTATACTTGCGGTGGGTGTATCGGACGAGGCTCAAGACGACATTCTTGACGATGCTATGTCAACCATAGAGTCGTTAATAAACGCCCCGCTGCATGGCTTTCCGCCATTCGGGGACTTGACAATCGAGCGTTCTATTTGCCTAAATGGGACGAAGGTAAATGATGCTGATGCTGGTTTAACGGCGACGTTGACTGCACAGATCAGAATAATGGAGAACTGATGACTGATAATAAAACGACTCCCAAGACTGTCAGGCTCAGATATATCGGTGCAGTCGCTGGTACATACTGGGATGGCGGATGGAAAAAGGTTGCTTGTGGGGACATAATCGAAGTTCCCGAAGCGGACAAGACAAAATGGTTGAAAGCATCGACGTGGGAGTTAAAAGTCGATAAGCCTAAGGCGAAGCCGAAGACCAAAACAGATGATAAGGAGAGTGAATAATGTCATATTATATTGGCATGAACACAGTGGTTGGTGTAGGAATAAACGCCAATAACGGTGGCTCGACTTTCGGTGGGAGTCCGGCTGGATTTGATTACTTTAGAATCAAGCCGGGGGGCTTTAAATATGAACCACGCAATGCTAAGAATGTAGTAGAGGAACTCGATGTAGACCCGACGATGGTGTGCATCGGTGGGCTTTATTATACTTGGACGCTTGATTGTGTGATGTCATATTCGTACCGAGAGCAGTTGCTGCAACTGATAACGGGTGGGGATATAACCACAGCCGGAGCGGGACCTTATACACACGACCTCGCTTTAGCCGACCAAGTGCTTTTTGGAGGCATCGAGGTTTATTACACCGACCAGCAACTAACAGGGGTTAAAGAAACCTTCGAGAATTGTGCGGTAACTGCGGTATCCTTCTCACAGGATGCTGAGGGTGCTTTGCAGTTATCAGTGAGCGGGGTAGCTACAGGAATGACGAGGACGGCTGAATCTTTTGCGGGTACGGTTCTTGACACGGAGCCTATATGCTGGCGTGATTGGTCTATAGAGGGGACTGTATCGACAGACCTTTCTACCTTTAATGACGACACTACAAGGCGAATAGGTTCGGTGAGTTGCGACATTGGTGCGAGTTTAACAGAAGGCGAATTTGATATGGCTATAACAACCCCGGCAACGATGTCCTTTTTAGGGCGTTCGGGTGTAAGGGATGTTAAATGGGGCTTTGACATCAGAATGGACTCGGATTCATATGCCCTGATAGACCAGACTGATTTTGTGTGGGATGGTGCGAATATACTATCGTGGAATAACGGTGCGGCCGCTGGTGCGGAGCGGGCGCTGGTTATAACACTGGGTGATTCCTACATTGACGGTGCGAGTAGAAGCCTCGGTGCGTGGGGAAGAGAAACCAGAAGCGTCAGCCTCATATCAATAGATGGTACTACGAGCGTTATCGATATTGATTTCGTCAACGGTAGAGACGTAATACCAGCAACATAATGAATAAAAGTGAAGCAATCCTGCGGGCTTCACGACGAGAAGTGGAGTTGCCTGTCCTTGGTCAGACGATCGAGGTCAGGTCGCTTCGCGTTCGTCAAATGCTCGATGCGGGGCTACTACCACTCATCAAGTTTAGACCTGATGAGGTTGACCCAGATGAATCTGCTGCACAGGCGGATTCTGTTCTGCGCATGGCGAAGGAAATTCTATGTGTGGCTTCGGTAAACCCGAAGATAGCACGTGAGGTCAATCCTGCCAAGGGTACGGTTAGCATCGAGGACATCCCAGAAGAGGATGTTTTAACGGCTTTTAATACAATAATAGAACTGTCGGATAGCCGATTCTACGGCACCGACCACACGGCTTTCGACCCAGCAGAAGACGAAGCCCTACTTGATGGGCAACTTCGAGTGGCTTCGGTAATTGACTCTATTGCACGGCGGTATTCGATTTCTCCGCTTGAGATAGAGGGGTGGACTAACGAGGAGTTGGCAAGGGTGATGGCGTTTATAGAAGCAGGTAATTCTGCTATGGAGAAGGCGAGGGCAGATGCCTAATACAATAACATTAGTGGCTAAACTACAGGACAATTTATCTGGGCCATTGCAGCACGCAGGAAACAAAACTACTAATTTTAAACAAACCCTTGGGAAGCTTGCAACGGGTGCTGGTATTGCAGCGACAGCAATTGCAGCAGTGGCTGCTGCTGTATGGAGGATGATTGACAATGTCACGGCGGCGGCTGCTGAAATAGAAGATTTATCGAGAGCAACCGGCATGGCCGCTCAGGAACTAGCGGCTCTTGGTTATGTATTTGAACAAGATGGAGCTAGCCTTGACTCTTTCCAGAGAGGTATTTCAAAAATGGTGCGCTCGATTGCTTATGCGCAAGAAGGGCTCACCACCTATACAACGACATTCGAACAACTCGGGGTAAGCTACAGTGATATAGCTGGACTTAAACCCGAAGAACAGTTTTATATTTTAGCCGATGCTATTGCAAATGTAGAAAATCAATCTTTAAAAATGTCGCTTGCTCAGGAATTATTCGGACGTGGTGCTATAGATATGATGCCCACCCTCGACAGGGGCGCAGATGCATTAAGGGGCCTTCGTGATGGCGCAATAGAAGCCGGCATTGCTCTTGGCGATGAAGCATATGAAAATGCTAAGAAATTCCAAGATAAAATAACCGAACTCGGGGCGATGATGCAGAGTAA